ATCCGCGTGTGTGACTGGAGTTCAGACGTGTGCTCTTCCGATCTCATCCGCAGCCCCTATCCCCAGCCCGAAAGCCCCGCCGAGCGCTGGAAGAACGCCGAGGCGCGGGACGCCGCCTTCCGGGCGGACTGCCGGGCGGCGGATGCCGCCGGCCTGAGCTACGGCAAATACATGCTGCTGAAACAAAAACAGGCCCGCCCGTGCGCCAACACGGACAAGCCCAAAGGGTGATGAGATTTCTCAGGTCACATCACCCCGAAGGATAACATACTTTGGAGGTTTTTACAAGCAAAATGCTTACCGAAAAACGAAAATCGCTGCTGGCGTACATCAAAAATGTGCCCGAATGGCAGTCGGCCCTCATCTATGACCAGCTGGCCAGCCTTAACAGAGCGGCTTCTGCCCTCGCGGATGCGTCTTCTTACCTGGAACATGGCTTTGCGAACAGCAAACTTCGCCCTGACCAATATTACCGGTGGGATGCTGCCACCCGCAGGGACTGGCGCACCGGACCGATCAGCAACGCTGCATCTGCCATGGGGGACGCTTTGGCCGCGTTGGAGCTGCTTGCCGCGCTGGCTGATGCCTACCAGCAGGATTTCCAGCACGCAGTGGAGTATACCCACGACATGCGCTACAACGAGCTGGAAAAGCTCTGCATCAAACACGGATATCAGGAGGAAGCGCAGTGAAAGGAATCCTTATTGAGCCGGGCAAGGAGCCCGTGGTCACCACCCTGCCGGATACGCTGCAGGGCATCGAAGCACGGCTGCAGAGTCCCTGTGAGCAAAAAGTCCTGCCCCGCACTCCGGCCGTGCTGGTATACGGCATCTATGGCCGGGGTCTTTGCCGTACTTATCGCGGCCAGCTCATTTACGGCCCCATCCTCTGCTATGGCTGGAAGAACAACACCCTGCAGCCGTTGAACAAGGACCTGCAGGCCGAGATGCTCGATCGTCTGAAGGACACGGAGGTGCGGGTATGACGGACTACACCATCAGCTGCAAGCTTTCCAACGAGACGGTTTATGCCTATTACCGTGGCCGGTTCTGGCACTGGAACGGCAGCATTTGGAAAGAAAGCCGCATCATGACACATAGATTTGAGCTGGCCAAGGCAGCAGATAAGAAGCTGACCCCACCGGAGTTCCTGTCAAACGGCGCGGAGTTCGCCCCGCTGGATGAGTACGAAATCGACAGCGCAATGCTGGACGCATTGGAAAATGCCAAGCCCTGTAAGAACGCCCCGATTGAGCCGGTAAAGGAGGACCCCACATGCAAAACTGCCCCGAATGCGGATGCTGCTGCGATTACGGCAGAGCGTGCTGCGCCGAATGCCACGGCGGAAATGCAGACCACCTCGGAGAGCGCGGCGGATGCAAGCGAATCAGTCCCCGCTGCGTCTCCGCAGAGCTGCGAATCGGGCCCTGCCGCATCGGCGGAAGCTTCTTCTGCGTCTCTGCTATCGACAGCCCCGCAGGAAAAGCCCCTGACCACCGTGCCGGATGCGATGCGCCCGGCGTTTGATTATTCCGGGCTGACTGACCAGACCGTGGAGAACCTGCACTTTGCTGAGGACGAGTACCGCCACGGCAAGCAGATGGCCGAGCGTGGCCTTGTCCACATGGGCAATGCCATTGCCGCTGCCCATGATGCGCTGTGCGGAGTTGTCGCACAATGCGACAACGGTGAAGATGGAGCTTGTCGCACAATGCGAAAAGCTCGAAACAACCAGCATAGCGAGGATACGTTCAAAAGCTGGTGTGTGACCATCGGCATCACCAAGGATACCGCCTACCGGCTGTTACAGGTCTCGGCACTGCTGGACGGAAGCAGCCCCCGCCAGCAGAAGGTGCTGAAAGAGTTATCTCCCACGTTGTTGTACGCCGTGGCAAAGCCCAGCGCTCCCGCAGAGCTGGTGGAGCAGGTCAAGAACGGTGACATCACCACCAACAAGCAATATCAGGAAGCCCTTGCCCAGATCAAAGCCGAAAAGTCCCGTGCCGACACCGCCGAGGCTGAGCGGGACAAGCTGCTGGGTGCCCAGAATCGGGCTGCTTGGGCGGAAAGCCACATCCAAGATGTCGAAGCCCAGCGGGATGCTGCCCTTGCGGATGTGCAGGGCCTGACCGAGCAGAACGCCAAGCTCCAGCAGAGCTACCACGATGCAGACGAGAGCCGCATTGCGGCCAACCTCCAGCGCCAGAAAGCCGAAGCGGAACGCGACAAGGCCGAAGCCCGTGCCAAGAACGCCGAGGATGCCCTCAAAAAGCAGCCCATCGTGGGCGTGACTGACCCGGAAGAAGTCCGGCGGCAGGCGGATGCTCTTGCCGCCGAAGCAAAGGCGCAGGCCAGCAGACAGATCGAGGACGCTCAGCGCCGGGCTCGTGAAGCCGAAGCCAGATACCAGAAGCTGCAGCAGGATGCAGACGGTTTCCTTGCGCCGGAGCAGTCCTGTGCCCAGCAGGCAAAGATCATCGCTGATTCCATGCGCAGCATGTATCTGGGCTGGTTTGGCCTTGCCAGCACCACCGGCACCCCGCTGGCTCGCATGGCCGCACCGATCTATCAGGTGTGCGATGAAATTCGTGAATCACTGGAAGAAGATACCACCATCAACCCTACTGCGGAGGGCAGTGTGGAGGATGCAGAACGGGAGGCGTTGTTTGAATGAGATTTGACACAAAAGCATTGCTCAAACTGATGAAGCAGAGCTGGCGGGGCGGCGGCGTGAAGATCCAGCGCACCGAGCACCGCGGGCTGTGGGATTCCTTTTTCATCACCGGCGCGGGCTGGGCGCTGCTGATCCCGAAGGAAAACTGCCCCGGCGAGATCGCAGGCCAGATCGTCACATGGCTGGCGGACATGCCCAAGATCGGCGAATCCAAGTGGGTGGTCAAGGGCTGCAACCCGCAGGACATCCCCGAGGACGACCGCGCCATCGATATCAGCCGCTACACCGCCGGCAATTATGAGACCGGCATGGCCTGCCTGCCGCTGTGCACCGCCACAGATGCCCTGATCCAGTACGGCGCAGACGACCGGGCCGCAGCGTTCCCTCTGGACGCTTTTGCCGTGGTGCAGGCCGGTGCGAACCTCGGCTTTCTGGATACGGAGGCCGGCATCGCCTGCTGGAAAGACGAAGACACCCACGGCCTGTTCTGGCTCTGTGACAACGCGGGAAATGTCCCGCAGGACGTTCTGGACGCCGTGAAACATTTCACCCCGCAGAAACACTAAGGAGGTATTTTTATGGTTGAAGTTACCCGTGCGACCCGCGAAAAATCTAAGCTGCGTATTGCGCTGGCCGGTGTGTCCGGCGGCGGCAAAACGCTGGGTGCCCTGCTGCTGGCCTCCGGCCTGACCGGCGGCGATTTCTCAAAAGTCTGTCTCATCGATACTGAGCACCGGCGCGGCGAGCTGTACGCCAACCGCACAGATCTGGGCGTCGGCGAGTTCTGGTACATCGAGCTGAAAGCGCCCTACTCTCCGGAGCATTACAAGGAATGCGTGGATGCCGCCGTGAAGCAGGTCGGCCCGGGCGGCGTGGTCATCGTGGACAGCCTTTCCCATGCATGGAGCAACGCGGGCGGCGTGTTGGAGATCAAAGCCGACATCGCTGCGAAACCCGGCAAGAACAGTTACACCGCGTGGGACGAGGCCGGACGCATCCAGAACGATTTCATCAACTATCTGCTGTCGGTCAACTGCCACACCATCTGCACCCTGCGGGTCAAGCAGGATTATGTCCTCACCGAGAACGACCGCGGCAAGCAGGTGCCGGTAAAAGTAGGCCTTGCTCCGGTGCAGCGGGACGATGTGGAGTATGAGTTCGACATCATGTTCACCATCGGGCGGGACCACATCGCCACCACCAGCAAGGACGTCACCTTTCTGGACGGCTTCGGGGCGGTCATCACCTCGGATCTGGGCAAACAGCTGGCTGAGTGGGCCAACGACGGCAAGGAGCCGACCCGCTGCGAGGAGTGCGGCCGTCTGGTATCGGCCACCAGCAAGATGACCATTGACCAGCTGGCCGATTACACCCGCAAGACCTACGGCAAGTGCCTGTGCGCGGCCTGCGCCGTCAAGCTCGAAAAAGCCCGCCGTGCCGCTGAGAAGGAAAAGGAGGCCGCCCATGCGCCCCAGTGATACCCGCACCCGCCAGAAAAAGGACCGGCTGCAGCAGGCCCGCAACGCCCGGGGCAAGGTGTGGCAGAATGACCTGCTGGACATCCTCTGCGGCATCCCCAAGGTCTGGTGCAGGTGCTGGCCTGCTGACTGGGCCGGGCAGCCCTACGACATCGAAGCCACCATTGACGGCCGCAGCTGGGGCATCGAGTGCAAGCATATCGCCAAAGGCAGCCTGCCCTTTTCCGCCTTCCGCCCCAATGAGGTGGAGAATCTCTCCCGCAAGGAGGATGCCGGCGGCATTGCGGTGGTGGCGGTGCGCCGGGACAGCCCTGCCGTGGACTGCTACTTCCCGTGGTATTACATCCGCGACCGCATCGAGAGTGGCGAGCGCGGCAGCGTGAAGCTGGAAAACCTGCCCACCGACATCCTGAACGTTTTGGAGGTGGTGCACCCGTGATCTACACACTGGACGGCGAACTGCACCTGCAGGACGTGCCGACGCCGCTGCTGCACAAGCTTATCCGGGAGCTGACCGTGCCGAACCCCAAGTACACGAACGCCCTGCGGCTGGGCAGACCCACCTACAACATCCCGGAGACCGTGATGCTGTACGAGATCCGGGGCAACGCCCTCACCCTGCCCCGGGGTATGGCAGAGGAGGTCTGGCGGGAAAAGCCGGCCGGAACCATCGCCCGGGACAAGACCCTCAAGGGCGAGCCGGTGGCCTTCGACACCTCCCGCTTTGCCCTGCGGGACTACCAGCAGAAAGCCGTGAACGCGGCTCTCTCCTGCCAGTGGCATCAGGGGGTGCTGATTGCGCCCTGCGGGGCGGGCAAGACCGAGATCGGCATGGCGATCATCGCCCGGCTGGCCAGACCCGCGCTCTGGATCACCCACACGCTGGATCTGGCGCAACAGGCCAAGGAGCGGGCGCAGCTGCGTCTGGGGCTGGATGAGCGGGAGGTTTCCATCATCTCCGGCGCACACAAGCGCTGCGGCACCAAGCTGACCATCGCCACCGTGCAGAGCCTGTACCGCATGGAGCTGGACGAGCTTGCCCGCACTGTGGGCGTGGTGATGGTGGACGAGTGCCACCATGTGGTCAACAACCCGGAGCAGGCCAGTATGTTTGCCGCCGTGCTCAAATGCCTGCCCGCCCGGTACCGCTTTGGCCTGACCGCCAGCGACACCCGCAGCGACGGCCTGAGCGAGACCATCTTTCAGGTGCTGGGGCCCCGGGTGGCGGTCATCCCGCCGCAGCAGCTGGAGCAGATCACCCTTACGCCCCGGGTCGAGACGGTGCCCACCACCTTTGTGTACACACCCCGCGCCAACGAAAGCCCCATCGACTATGTGCGCCTGATGCGCCACATGGCCACCGATGCTGACCGGATGCAGACGGTGGAGAGCATCATCGACCGGGCCGTCACCGAGGGCAGCAGCTGGCTGGTGCTGGCAGCGTCTCTCGCCATTCTGGAACGGCTGCACGAATATGCCCTCAGTCTGGGCCTTGCCGCCGAGTTCGTCTGCGGGGCCACCAAAAAGGGTGAGCGCACCGCAGCCCTCTCCCGCATGAAGAACGGACAGGCCCGTATCCTGTTCGCCACTTACCAGCTGGCAAAGGAAGGTCTGGACATCCCGTGTCTTGACCGCCTTGTGCTGGCAACGCCCACCCGCAACAAGGTCATCGTGCAGCAGAGCATCGGCCGCATCCAGCGCCCCGCACCCGGCAAGACCGAAGCCCTCGTCATTGACCTTGTGGACGAAAAGACCCCGCAGCTGATGGTGCAGTACAAACAGCGCCGGACGCTTTATAAGAAAATGAACATCACAGAAAAGGAGTAATTCTCATGAGTGAAATGAACTATGCATCCGCCCTCGCCGCTCTGGACGGCGAATTTGAATCCGCCAGCGCCCAGACCGGCGGCAGCGGCGTGCCCGCAGGCCGCTACAACGCCATTCTGAAAGAGGCCAAGATCGTTGCCCGCACTGGCGGCGGCATTGCCCTGAGCGTGTCCTTCATCGTGACCGAGGGGCCGTACAAAGGCCGCTATGCCTTTACCAGCTATGGCCTGCACAAGAACGGCCTGCCGTTCTTCAAGGGCTTTTTGCAGATGATCCAGCTGCCCCTCACCAAGCTCAGCGAGCTGGAAAAGGCCCTGCCGCTGTTCCCGGGCCATATGTGCGTCATCGACGTGCGCCCCGACCGCAAGAACCCGCAGTACACCATGACCTATGTGGACCGCTACCTCGGCATGGGCAATGTGGCCGATTACCTCAAGCCCTCGGCACAGCCCGCTGCGCAGGATGATTTCACCCCGGTGAATGATGAGCCGGACGATTTCCCTTTTAACTAACAGGAGGCGCACATGCTCGAACAGTTCCCACAGGCTCTGAAAGAGAGCTGCCGCTGGGTCTGCTTCGACGCCGCCAAAACACCCATCAACCCCGCCACCGGAAAAAACGCAATGCCCAACGAGCCCGCCACATGGGGCACGCTGGCGGCGGCACAGGCAGCTGTGTCCCGCTTTGGCCTGCGCGGTGTCGGGGTGATTCTGGGCGATGGGCTGTGCGGCATCGACATCGACCACTGCCGGGACCCGGACACCGGTGTCCTCTCGGACATGGCCCGGGAGATCATCGACGGGATGCAGACCTACACCGAAGAAAGCCCCAGCGGCACCGGCGTGCACCTGCTGTTCACCGGAAAAAAGCCGGCCGGGCCCTGCCGCAAGAGCAGCATCGGGCTGGAAATGTACGACGGCGGGCGGTACTTCACCGTCACTGGCAAGGCCCTGAACAGCCTTGCCATCGAGGAGCGCACTGCCGAATGTGCCGCCGTGCACGCAAAATATCTGGCAAAGCAGGAAACTTCCGGAATGCCCGCGCCTTCTGTCGTGTGGCAGAAGGTAGACCGTTCCGACGAAGAACTGCTGCGCACCGCCTGTGCCGCCCGGGACGGTGAGCGCTTTGCCGCTCTGTATGCGGGCAGCTGGCAGGCCTATTACAACAGCCATTCCGAAGCCGACCTCAGTTTCTGCAACCTGCTGGCCTTTTGGTTCGGCGCTGACGTGGAGCGCATGGACCGCATCTTCCGTTCCTCCGGCCTCATGCGTCCCAAGTGGGACGAGCGGCGCGGGGCCAAGACCTACGGCCGCTGGACACTGGAACGGGCCGTCAGTGACTGCCAGGAGGTATACTCGCCCACATCCGCACAGGATGCCGTCCCCTTCGCCGATCAGGACGAAGCCCTCCGCGCCCTGAATGCGAAATACGGGGAGCAGACGCCTGCTGCGCCCGCGCCCGGCGTCAAGACCTACTCGCTGGACGACACCGGCAACGCCCGGCGCTTCCGTGACCTGTACGCTTCCCGGGTGCGGTACAACCCCACAGACAAATGCTGGATGGTGTGGGACGGTACGCGCTGGAAGCGGGACGACCTTGCCACGGTCAAGGGCTTTGCGGATGAGATGCTGGACCAGATGGACAAAGCCTGCTTCGGCATCCGGGATATCAACTCGGCCGGTGCCATGCGCCGCCATGTGCAGAAAAGCCGTTCCAGCCGCAGCAAGGAAGCGTTCCTCAAGGAAGCCCAGCACCTGCCCGGCATCCCCATGCTGCCCGAGCAGTTCGACAAAAACAAAGGCCTGCTGAACCTGCACAACGGCATCCTGAACCTTGCCCGCCGGGAACTGCTGCCCCATGACCGGGAGCGCTACATCACCCGCATGGCACCCGTGGACTATGACCCGCAGGCAAGCGCCCCGGTGTGGGAAGCCTTCATCCAGTCCATTACTGGCGGGGACACCCAGCTGGCCGAGTACCTGCAGGTGATGGTGGGCTACTGCCTGTGCGGCTCCACCCGGGAGCAGTGCATGTTCTTTCTGTACGGCGACGGGGCCAATGGCAAGAGCACCTTTCTCGAAACGCTGGCCAAGATGCTGGGCGACTACTGTATGAACGCCCAGGCCGATACCATCGCCAGCACCCGCAGCCGTTCCTCCGGCGCGGCCCGCAGCGATGTTGCCCGCCTGAAGGGTGCCCGATTCGTCACACTGGAAGAAGGCGATCAGGGCGCGACGCTGGACGAAGGCCTTGTCAAGCAGATGACCGGCGGCAGCACCATCACCGCCCGCTTCCAGTACGGCAAGGAGTTCGAGTTCCGGCCTGAGTTCAAGCTGGTGGAAGCCACGAACCACCTGCCGAAAATTCACGGCACCGACCTCGGCATCTGGCGCCGCATCCGTCTGGTGCCCTTCACCCAGAGCATCCCGGAAGCAAAGCAGGACATCCTGCTGCCCCAGAAACTGGAAGGCGAGTTGCCCGGCATCCTCAACTGGGCGCTGGACGGCCTGCAGAAATGGCTGGCCAACAGTCAGGGCGGCAAGCGGCACGGCCTGCCCGCCTGTGCGGCTGTGGACAACGCCGTGAATGCCTACAAGCAGGACCAGGACCGCATCGCCGCCTTCCTTGCCGACTGCACCGAGCCCGCCGAGGGCCAGACCGTGCAGGCAAGTGTGCTGTTCCGCACCTACCTGAACTGGTGCAGCGAGAACAACGAAAAATGGCGAATGGCGAACAAGCAGTTCGGCATGGAGGTCAAAAAGCATTACGAGGTGCACAAAGGAATGTATTACTTTGAGTATGTGGGCATCGCCCTGTCGGACGAAGGCCTGCGCTGTATGGCTCTGGGGCGCAGCGCCGAGCCGTCCTCTCCGCCTGCCCGGAGCCGCCCGCTGTACGAACAGACCCGCCTGAAAAACTGAGTGTATGGTGGGTATGGTGGAAAAGAACCCTGTTTGCAGACTTTTCTATATCTTCTGTTTTTTTGTTCCTACTAGGGAGTTTTCAAAAACAGCCACCTATCCACCATACCCACCATGGAAAGGAGAATCAGATTGACCTACGAAGAAAAGAAAGCATGGCTCTGGCGGTACCGGTCAGCGAAGCGGTTCGAGCTGCTCAAGCTGGACGAGCTTGCCACGCTGGAAGCTGAAGCCTTTCACACCACCCAGCGTATTTCTCCCGTGCCGGGCGGCAGCGGCGACGGACAGGCACTGCCCCGCAGCGTAGAGCGCATCGACGAAGCACGCCGGGCCGCCGAAGCGCAGTCTGCTGTATGCGACACCATCCGCGCCGAGATCATGGACGTGTTCAGCCAGCTGGACAACGAGGTGGATTTCATGATTTTGTTCCGGCGGTATATCCTGCTGGAAGGATGGGACAAGATTTCCGTACACGTCCGTCTGGCAAAACGCTGGGCCTTTACCAGGCATCGTGCTGCCATTGAAAAGCTGGAGATCAAAGACAGCACTGAACCGCACCAAACAGCATCTACCCAACACCTTGAATCCGAAGTATAATTAGAATGCCGAAGCCCGCAGGAAAGGTTTACTCCCTTCAGCCCTGCGGGCTTTGTGCTGCCCGGCTGACACAGAGGAACACCTTTCCCGACCAACAGCCTGAATGCTCAGCCGGGTTTCTTGAACATTTCCGAGCCGTCCTGATGGGCGGCTTTTTCTATGATTCCAACGAGAGAGGTGGTGACGTGCCGCGTGAAGATGGATACAAAAACCTTGTGCCGCTGGACCAGCGAACAAAGGATGAACAAAGGACAATTCAGGAAAAGGGCGGCATTGCTTCCGGTGTGGCACGCCGCCGCAAGCGCTCCATGAAGGATGCAGCCGACTACTACCTCAGCCTGCCGGAGACCGACCGCCGCCGGGTGAATGCCCTGCTGCGGGACGAGGTGGAGCCGGAGGACGTGGACAACCAGATGAGCGTGGTCATGGGCATTACTGAAGCCGCCAAGCGCGGTGATGCCCGGGCCGCCGGTGTGCTGCTGAAGATGCTGGGCGAGGAGACCGTGCAGGAAGACCCCGCCGCAGATGCGCTGGAAGCCGCCCGCAAGCTGCTGGGAGGTGTGGACAGTGCCATTGACTGAGTTCCAGCAGGAATTCCTGCACAACTGCTCCCACCGCTGGAACATCAAGACCGGCGCCACCCGAAGCGGCAAGACCTATCTGGACTGCGCCGTCACCATCCCGCAGCGCATCCTTGCCGCCCGGGACGAGGGGCTGCTGGTCATGCTGGGCAACACCCTGGGCACGCTGGAACGCAACGTGCTGGAGCCCATGCGGGCGCTCTGGGGCGCGGATCTGGTGGGTGTCGTGCGCACCTCGGCGTCCGGCAACATCGTGCAGCTGTTCGGCCGCAAGGTGTATGTGCTGGGTGCCGACAACAAAAAGCACATCGCCCGCATTCAGGGCGCGGCCTTTGAGTACGCCTACGGCGACGAGATCACCACGTGGGACGAGGGCGTGTTCCAGATGCTCAAGAGCCGTCTGTCCTGCCCGCACAGCCATTTCGACGGCACCTGCAACCCGGATAATCCGCAGCACTGGTTCAAGCGCTTCCTCGACAGCGACGCTGACATTTACTGTCAGGCCTACACCATCGACGACAACCCGACTCTGCCGCCGGACTTCGTGGCCGACCTGAAGAAGGAGTATGCGGGCACTGTCTACTACAACCGCTTCATCCTCGGGCAGTGGGCAGCGGCCAACGGCATCATCTACCGGCCCTTCGCGGACAGCATCGCCGCCGGGGATGGCCGTTTCCTCTGGCCCTCGGCCAAGCCCTGCAAGCCGTGGCGGGTGCACATCGGGGTGGACTTTGGCGGCAACGGGTCGCAGCACGCCTTCGTGGCCACCGGCATTCTGCCATACTACGCGGGCGTCGTGGGGCTGGCATCCCAGCGGGTGGACCCGCGCAATCAGGATGCCGACTATCTTGCCGCACAGCTTATTGATTTCTGCACCGCCGTGTTCGCACGGTACGGCGAGATTCACTTTATTTTCTGCGACAGCGCCGAGCAGACCCTGATCAACCACATCCGTTCCCGGCTGCGGGCCAGCAAGCTTTCGTGGCTGGCCGACCGGGTCAACAATTCCGCCAAGATCCAGATCATTGACCGCATCCGCCTGACATCCATTCTCATGGGTGGCGGGCGCTTTTGGTATCTGCCGGAAGCCGCCACCCTGCGGGACTCCCTTGCCAGCGCCCTGTGGAGCCAGAAGCACCCCGGCATTGACGAGCGTCTGGACGATGGCACCACCGACATTGATACATTGGACGCCTTCGAGTACACCATCGAGCGCGATTACAGGAGACTGACTGCAAGATGAACGTTTCTGCCTTTATCGAACACCTGAACAAAACCAGACATCTGCGGCTGGATGCAGACTACTACGGCAATATCGAAATCTGGCGGCAGTGGTGGAAGGGTGACGTGCCCGACATCCACGACCAGAAAGAGGACGCCCCGGACGGCAGTGTCATTTCCCGGCGTCTGGCTTCCCTGCGGATGCCGAAGCACGTCTGCGAGGACTGGGCGAACCTGCTGCTGAACGACAAGACCACCCTTCAGATCGGTGATGCCGAGACGGCCGCCTACCTGCTGGGCAGCGATGAGCAGCAGACCGGCGGCCTTTTGCGGCAGCTGCATTTCTGGGAGAATGCAAACAAACTGGTGGAGCAGGCCTACTGGTCCGGCACCGGCGCTTTCGTGATGAGCTTGGAGGGCCTGACGGTAGACGCCGCCGGGAACGCTCTGTCCTCGCCGCAGGGCCGTATTCAGCTGGACTATGACCCCGCCTGCTGCATCCTGCCCGTCAGCGTGGAGCGCGGCGTTGTGACAGAAGCCGCCTTTGTGTCTGAGTGTATGATGAGCGGCAAGCCCGCTGTTTACCTGCAGACCCACACCAGCAAGGACGGCAAGCGCACCATCACCAACGAGTGGTTTGAGGTGATGGACGATATTTCCGGCACGCCGAAGTTCACCAAAGCCAAGACCCCGCCGGGCACGGTAGAAAGCATCACGGTCACCGGCGCACCGGCATGGTTCAGCCTGTTCAGCCCGGCCATCGCCAAGAACATTGACGGAGGCATGGGGCTGGGCATGAGCATCTTCTCCGAAGCGCTGGATGCAGCCCAGATGGTAGACTACGCCTTCGACAACTACCGGCAGGACCTGCGTCTGGGCGGCAAGAAGATTTTCTATGACCGCTCCATGTGTAAAAAATGGGTAGACAAGGACGGCAAAGAACACGCTGTCCCGCCGGATGCCGTCCACCGCCAGATTTTCTACGAGCTTCCCACGCCGGAGGGCGGCATCGACCAGCCCGCTGCATGGCGGGAGTATAACCCCGACCTGCGCACCGAAGACAACCACCGAGCTGTGCAGGACGCGCTGGACATGATGAGCTTCAAGTGCAAGCTGGGCTGCCACCGGTACAAGTTCGACCAAGGCACTGTAACTACCGCCACCGAGTACACCGGAAGCCGACAGGACCTTGTGCAGAACGCCAACAAGAACCAGATCCTCATCGAAACGGCGCTGATCGGCATCTTGCGGGCTATCCTGTGGGCAGCAAAGAACCTGTTGGGTGCACCGGTGGACCCGGAGACCAGCATCTCGGTCAACTGGGATGACAGCTACATTGTCAGCGAGCAGGAGCGCACGAACCAGCTGCGGGAAGACGCGCTGGCGGGCCTTGTGCCCCGCTGCCGCTACCTTTCCGCGCGGTACAGTTTGAGCGAGGACGAGGCACACCAGTGGACGGCAGAGGCAAAAGCCGACAGCCAGACCGATGAGCAGCTCACCTTTGGGGGTGCCTGATGCTGCCGCCGAGTTACCTCGACCAGATGCCGGACGCCTTTGTGAAGCTCTTGCAGCAGGTCGAGGACGAGATTTTACAGGACGTGGCCCGGCGCATCGGCAAGATGGACACGGTGACATCCACGGCCAACTGGCAGCTCTGGCGCTACCAGCAGACCGAAGCCCTGCGCAACGACATCGTGAAGCTGCTGGCCAAGTACAGCGGCAAAAGTGAAGCCACCATCCGCAGGCTGCTTTTGCAGGCCGCCACCGAAGCCATGGAGCGGGAGGACGCCATCTACTACCACTACGGCATGGAACCGACGCCCTTTGAAGAATCTGCAGCCTTGAACAACCTGCTTGACGCCGGTGCCCGCCAGACCTGCGGCACATGGAGCAATCTCACCGCCACCACGGCCAACACCGTCGCAGGCGCGTTCGAACGCACGCTGGACGCCGCATGGCTCAAGGTGAGCATCGGTGCCTTTGACTACAAGAGTGCCATCAAGCAGGCTGTGGACAGTCTTGCAGACGACATGCCCATGGTCACTTACCCCAGCGGCCACAAGGACAGCATCGAGGTGGCTGCCCGGCGTGCCGTGCTCACCGGTGTGAACCAGACGGCTGGCAAGCTGCAGGTGGCTCGTGCCGATGAAATGGGCGTGGAGTTCTTCGAGACGACCGCCCACGGCGGGGCACGCCCTTCTCATACAGAATGGCAGGGCAGGCGCTTCCATCGGGGCGGGGCGGTGGACTACAAGGGCAGGCACTACCCGGATTTTGAAGCCGCCACCGGCTACGGTACTGGCGCAGGCCTTTGCGGCTGGAACTGCCGCCACACCTTTTTTGCGGTGTTCCCGGAGCTGGGCGACCCGCCCCAATGGACGCAGGAGCAGCTGCGGGAGCTGAACGCCCGGAACATCGAGTGGAACGGCAAAAAGTACACCGCTTACGAGATATCCCAAATGCAGCGTGCCCGGGAGCGCAGCGTCCGCCGCTGGAAAAAGCGGTATCTGGCCGAGGACGCCGCCGGGCTGGACGCCACCGACGCCGCCGTGCGCCTGAGAGCCGCCCGCCAGAGCCTTGCAGAGTTTGCACAGGCCACGGGCGGCAGAGTGGACAGTGCCCGCACCAGCGTGCCGAAGTTTGGCAGGAGCGAAGCAAGTAAGGCGAGCGCAAAATCTCAGGCGCATCACACCGACTGGCTCAAGTCTATCAATGCGCAGAGTACCAGCCTGAATACCGTTGCAAAATATTATGATGCACGGTATAATAATACCGAAGAATATCGGTTGTTGATGCAATATGCCAACAGCGTAAAAAGTGGCTGGCTTTCGCCGCTTGCAGGTTTTGACCTGTACAAGAGTACGCACGAGCGCATCCAGACCGAGCTTGTGGGCAAGACTACTGCAGATGGTACTGTTATTACCGGACATACCGTCCATTTCATGGAGCGTATGTTCGGCACATTGGTCGACCCCGATAAGTTAAAATATGACCTTAAAATCATCCGGCGAAGCGGTGTTGGCTATGAAGCCATGCGTGATACCGTTTTGAATCCTGAGCGCATCAACCCTGTAAAAACGGATTCAAGAGGAAAGCGAAGCGTGCGCCTTATTGGCAAAGCGATCGTCACGATAAACCCAGACACGGGACAGCTGATTCAGCTGAATCCAAGGAGTGAGCAGAAATGACCTTTTGTTTTGAAGATTTAGATACTGATTCCAAGGAGTTTTTGAAGAAGCATGTTCCCAGCGCTGTAAACTGCAGGAGTCTGGACGAGCTTCTTTTGGAGCTTGATGATTTCATCACATCGACCTTTGACGAGAATGACGAGCCGACAGCTCTTTCTCGTGAGGGCGAAGCAGTGTACGACAGAATCTACTGTTGCACGCCGTAATTCATAACATCAACTGAACCACGATGCACACGCACCGTGGTTTTCTTTTACCCATTTTTCAGGAGGTACACTATGGTTACTACAGTTCTTATCACTCTGATGATCCTCGCGCTGCTTGAGATCGTTCTGCTGAACGGTGCCCGGCTGTTCTTCATGATTGCATCCGCCGTGCAGCAGGCGCAGGACGACAAATACACGCCGCACCCGCACCCCAAAAAGTAACACCGGCTAAAACACCCCTGTTTTAGTTGATATCAAGCACGATGCAGTTTGCACCGTGCTTTTTTCATGCCGTCTTAGCTCATGTTGGCAGAGCACCGGACTTTTAATCCGGGGGCGGCGGGTTCAACTCCCGCAAGCGGCACCATGCGGCGGGCGGCGCGTACCCCGCCCAAGACCGAATACTGACAGAGAACAGTGTAAAAAACTGTGGTCCCACACACGAAAGGAGCTTTCCACCATGAAACGTGAAGACGTGAAGAAACAGATCCCCGGCATCACCGAGGAACAGCTGAACTGGATCATGCAGGAAAACGGCAGCGACATCAACCGGGAGAAGTCCGCTGCTGCTGCTCTGCAGACCCAGCTGGACAATGCGAACGCCCAGCTCAAGACCGCGCAGGACGGCCTGAAGGCCTTTGACGGCGTGGATGTGGCAGGCCTGCAGGAGCAGGTCACCAAGCTGAAGGCCGACATGAAGGCGCAGGCCGAGGGCTTTGCCTTTGATAACGCGCTGGACGCCGCTATCCTGGGCAAAAAGGGTCGCAGCGTCAAGGCGGTGCGGGCTTTGCTGGATCTGGACGCCCTGAAGGGCTCTGCCGACCGCAGCACCGACATTGCCAAGGCTCTGGACGATGCCGCAAAGGCCAACCCCTGGGCGTTCGGCGAGGACGGCGCAGCTGGCGTGGCTGTGGTCTCTACCGGCGCCGAGCACGGTGCCCCGCCCGCCAACGACAGCGACGGTGTGGAAGCCGCTTTCAAATCCCTGAACCCTGAACTGAACCTGTAACAACGAAAGGAGATTTCTATGGCACATGCAAGTCAGGAGCGTTACTCCGCTCTGGTGGATGCAAAGCTGCGTGCGACTCTGGTCACCCGCGACAATACCATCTTCAACAACCGCTATGAGGGCAGCCCCAAGGCCGGTAAGGTCAAGATCCCTGTCCGCGACACCGAGGTGGCCGTCAAGGCCTACGACAAGGCCAACGGCGTGGATGCCGATGCAGGCACCACCACCTATCTGGATCTGGACATCGACAACGACGAGGCCGTGAACGAGATCATCGACGGCTTCGACGCCGCTTCCGTGCCCGACGGCATCACCGCCGAGCGTCTGGACAGCGCAGGCTACTCCATGGCTCTGTCCATCGACAAAAAGTCCATCGAGGCACTGCAGAGCGCAGAGGGTGCCAACGTCAGCGCCACCAAGACCGCCTGCACTGCTTCCACCGCCTACAAGGAAGCTCTGGCTGCAAAGCGCACCCTGAGCCGCAACGGCGTGCCCCAGACCGGCCGCTTTATGATCGTCAGCCCCGAATATCTGGAGATCCTCATGCAGGATGACAAGTTCATCAAGCAGGGTGACCTGTCCCAGCAGCTGGTGCAGACCGGTGCGGTGGGCCAGATTGCGGGCTTTGCGGTGTACGAATCCAACAACATGGACTTTGAGAACACCACCCGCGTGACCAGCAAAAAGACCACCACCGAGTTCATCTGCGGCCATCCCAACTGGTGCCACCGCGTCATGGAGTGGCAGACCCCTGTGCACCTGCAGGACCTGAGCGGTTCCGGCAAGTTCATCGGCGCTTCCGCTGTGCAGGGCCGCAAGGTGTACGGCATCAAGGTGTCCAAGCCCAAGACCCTGTACATCAAGCGCACCGAGGCCTGATAAGGAGGGCACCCCATGGGATACGCCGATCTGGACGACGTGGAGAGCGGGTTCCGCACCCTGAGTGATGAGGAACGGAACCGCTGCTTTTACCTATTAGAGGAAGCGGCTGCCATCATTGACGCCTATGGGCGGGAGGCCGACCCGGACGTGAAAAGGCTGGTCTCCTGCCGGATGGTGCGCCGCCTGCTGGGTGACGGCACCGGCGGCGAGACCCCGCTGTACCCCATGGGCGCTACCCAGGGGTCCGCTACAGCGCTGGGCTATACCCAGAGCTGGACCATGGGCAGCAGCGGCAGCGCCGGGGAGTTGTACCTTTCCAAACTGGAGAAGAAGCTGCTGGGTGCGGGCAACCGCATCGGCGCGGCCAGCCCGGTGGAGGGGCTTTGCGATGCTGCGGGGGATTGATGTGGTGCTGTACGAGAAGCACCAGACCGGCGAGGATGCTTTCCATGCGCCGGTGTATGAAGAAGTGCCCGTGACCGTGCACAATGTGCTGGTTGGTGCCCCGGACACCGCTGCCATCGTGAACGAACTGACCCTGACTGGCAGGCGGCTGGCCTACACGCTGGCCCTGCCAAAAGGGGATAGCCATGATTGGCACAACGTGACCGTGGAGTTTTTCGGGCAGAAGTTCCGCACCTACGGCGATGTGGTGCAGGGCATGGAAAGCCTTGTACCGCTGGCATGGAACAAACAGGTAAAGGTGGAACGGTATGGCTAAGGTAAAAATCAAGCTGAACAGCGCCGGGGTGCGGCGGCTTTTGAAAAGCAAGGAGATGCAGGCCATCTGCACCGAGCATGCCGAGGAGATTGCCGCCCGCTGCGGTGCAGGCTACGCTGTGGACAGCATGCAGAAAGAGACCCGCGCCATTGCCACCGTGTATCCCCAGACTGCTGAGGCCCGCCGCGACAACTACCACAACAACACCATAGAAAAGGCTTTGCGATGATCGAAACGACTGTTTTGGATTATCTGCGCGACCGGCTGGGTGTTCCTGTGACGATGGAAGTGCCGGAGGGAGCCTCCGGCACTTTTGTTGTATTGGAGCGCACCGGGGCTGAGCGGCATGACCATATCCGCCGCATGAGCCTGGCCGTGCAGAGTTACGCGCCCACGTTGTTACAGGCAGCACAATTGGACGATGCCGTGATCGAAGCCATGCTGGCTTTGCCCACGCTTGACCAGGTGGGGGCCTGCAAGCTGGAGCGCGATTACAATTTTACCGATACCGAAACCAAAAAATACCGCTACCAGGCGGTTTTTGCGGTGACTTATTACGAATAACCGCGTGTCCACACTGGACACGGGAAAGGAGCCTGTAATGGCAGACACCAAAAATGTAACCACCAGTAAGCCCAAGATCGGCGGCGCAGTGTACCGTGCGCCTGTTGGCACTACGCTGCCCACCGATGCCACCACCGCTTTGGATGAAGCATTTGTGTGCCTGGGCTATATCAGCGAGGACGGCCTGACCAACGCGAACAGCCCGGACGGTGACAAGATCAAGGCCTGGGGCGGCGATACCGTGTACACCTACCAGAAAGAGAAGGACGACACTTTCCAGTTCAAGCTGCTGGAAGCACTGAACCCCGATGTGCTGAAAACCGTATACGGTGATGACAACGTGACCGGCACCGTCCAGGCCGGGCTGACCGTTAAGGCCAACAGCAGCGCTGCCGAGGACAAGGCCTGGGTGGTGGAGCTGATCCTGAACGGCGTGCTGAAGCGCGTGGTCGTGCCCAAGGCCAAGATCACCGAGATGGACGATATCGTCTACGCCGATGAGGAAGCGCTGGGGTATGACATTACCATCACCGCCACGCCGGACACGGACGGCAACACCCACTACGAGTACATCAAGGAGAAAACGGCATGATCACCGGCAAGACAAAAAGCGGCTTTGTTTACGCCATCCCGGAAAAGCGCATCCACAACATGGAACTGCTGGACGCGCTGGTGGAAGTGGAGCGCGGCAGCGATGCCGGTTTGAGCGATGCGCTGAACCTGCTGCTGGGCAAAGACCTGAAGAAAAAGCTGTACGACCTCCACCGCGATGAGGACGGAGATCGGAAGAGCACACGTCTGAACTCCAGTCACACACGCGGATCTCGTA